GCAAGCTAATCTTGGGAAATTGGACCCCGTGAGTCGCGCGACTGTCGTGACCCAACACGAGGCGCTCGTCACCAAGTTTGCGTCCAGGTACGTCTTCATAGATGAATGTTACGCTTACGACCCGGAGCACCTTCAGGCGATATGCAATCGCCATGTGCGCGCCAAGGGAGTAATCACAATCGGAGATCGCAGACAGATCCCAAATGTATTCTCTCCTACCATGGTCAAGCTCATAGTCAGCGAATGCCCATGCCTCATGATCACGCCAACGACGTTCATGCCTGCAGACGCCGCAGCTGTCTTCCTCAACACAACCACTTCCGATGTGGTTGTGGAGAATTATTATTGTGGCTCGCAGGAGTTTGAAGGGTTGTCGTACACTCTGAAGGCTGATGACACGCTCTTGCCTGGTGAAGGCGACATAATGATCCAAGGAACACAGGTCGGCAAAGAAATGATGATCACGAGGGGTGGTCCATGCACGACAGTCCATGAGGCCCAAGGGCGCAGGTCTCACAATACGGTCATGCATTTCGTGGGTGTCACAATGCTTGGCGACCTGAGATGGCTTTCATTGCCGGATCAGGCTGCGCATCTTGGAGTAAGCATATCGCGAGCCAAGGCTCACACGGTCATGGTAGTCAATGCGCTCCGTGATTTACGTCCTTTATCATGGGTCGACGACGCTGTCGTGAACGGACCTTTACCCAGCGAGGCAATGTACGGTGGCACGTCATGGGATTTAGTCGAGCCAAGAACTCAATCCGATGGCGTGTGGGAACACCTGTACTCACCAAGGCTCACTGAAAGCGGGTTAAAGGAAGTGGCACTCACGGACCCGATCATAATTGGCACGATCTTTGGCCCCGATGGTGAAGCTATTTCTGCCTCGGAGATCGCGACCAACGTGGAGCTAGTTGATGGCGTGAGGTTTCGAGATGAAGGTATCAAGACCAGTGATGCATTTGATTCGTACACCACGCAGCCTCGTGATCACCCCGGAGCGGACTTGCAGCAAGCGCTCACAAGAGCAGGGCCAGTGCTCAAGCCCAGTCCCAAGGATTTTCAGGATGCCGAGGAGATCGTCACACTGATATTTGAAGAGTACATTGACAAAAAACAATTCTTCGCTCACCTTGGGAACTCGAAACGCGCGACTCTCAATAGACTCACGCGCCAACAAGTGCTTGATGGTTGTTACGCCAACATTGAAACTGCAGGGTCTACCATGAGCTTTGCGTTCCTTAAACCCGAATTCGCGAAAAAACCCACCGAGCTTGGAGTAGGAGCAGCAGAAATAAAAGCACAGGGTGTTGTCACTGCATCCGCTTTGCAACAGGCCATATTCTCAGACGCATGCGATGCTCTCACACACGCGTGGGCTCGTAGCCACCGCCCTGGTAAGATGAGCCCAGTGGGACTGCATGAGGAAGAAATTGAGGGATTCTTGGGCACATTTGATTCATCATATGAATTAGATATTGAAAAACAGGATTCCTCACACAAGCCAGTGCATGTCATCAT